ATTAGAATGGGGGTTTTCAGACGCCGGGCGTGTTTTGAAACAAAGGCCAGCGGCGGGGTGATGAACCGGAGTGAGATGTCCGGGGAGCCTGGAAGGGGGGGTCAGATCTTATGATATCTATGACCCTGTAGCCCACTGGTCCGGGGAGCTTAATGGCGACCTCGGGTGTATATTAGCTGGTATGTTAGTGTATATTACATTATGTCTGGCTTTAGTGGCGACCATGAGTTCCCGTCTGTGTATCACGGGGAATGATCTGGCACACGAACGGCTTTCAGCAGCGCATTGAGACGATCACTGAAAGTGAGGAGTGTGATGAACATCCTGGTACTCCAAACTCAGGGTCTGCGTCGGACAGACAAGACACATTTATGCAGATGAGGTCTTCCGACTTTGTCCTATAACCAGAGTGGGTTCATAGGACGAGATGTATCACTTACTAAAACTAAAAGTCAGAAAGCCCGTGCTAAGGCTATAAACAAGCAACCCATTAGAGGTAGTGGGGTTTATAATTTGGATAGTATGAAAAAGGCTATGAAGCCGTTGATTAAACAGGCCTTGACACAAGGTGGAGCCATGTTGGGTGCCTCTACCAATCTACCAGGCGGTAAAGTATTTGGCAGCGCTTTAGGGGCAAAGGTGTCTCGGTTGATCGGTTCTGGAGATTATTCCAGTAATGTAGCGGTCAACGATCTCGTTGTCCCATATAAGATATCTGCTAGCTCAAGCTTTGCCCTGGGGACCGACGACATTGTTCGTGTGCGCCGTCGAGAATTTCTCGGTGACATCTTGTCATCTAGCGTAGCAGGGCAGTTTGTCAATTATACTTATCCAATTAACGCAGGGTTGCGTAATACATTTCCATTTTTGTCTCAGATTGCTGGTAATTTTGAAGAGTACTGCTTTGACGGATTAGTGTTTGAGTTTATCTCCAGCGCTTCCCCATACATTGCAGGCTCCGCATTAGGTACCGCAATCATGGCTATGGAATATAATTCCGCCTCGCCGAGTTTTAATAGTAAATTCTCCATGGAGAATTCGGCCCATGCTATATCTGAGCGTTTGGACCGGAACTTGGTATACGGCGTAGAGTGTAAACAGGGCTCTAATGCCCAAAATTGTTATTACACGAGGTCTACCACCTCCACCCTGCCTTTGACCACCACAGATCTTGGGAAGTTTCAGATGGCTGTAGCTCCCTCCACCTCGGTCCCGACTGGAACCGTTTTGGGAGAGCTCTGGGTTACATATGATGTGGCGTTGAAGCGGCCCATCATTTCCACTGTATCAGGATTGTACCATCTTTATGGTGGTGGCATATCTGCTGCAAACCCGATTGGAACCACTCTCGTTACTCAGACGAATACCGGGAGTATTTTGTTCTTACGGGCGAGCTCGACCTCGTTGGTTTTTACAGCGGAACCAGGGGATGTCTTTATACTTTCCGCCAATTGGACCGGGACAACACCACAGTTGATTACCCAGCCGTTGGTTACCTTTACAGGTGCTGTGCCTATGAATGCCTTCACAGGTGATGCTGTATCAGTATTGAATTCGCCACCTACCGGTGGCACTGTTACTTCTAATGCATGTAACGGTACCGTGGCCTTTCAGGCCACGGCCTCGACTGGTACGGTCATTTTCGGGGTTGCCGGAACTCTTCCTACGGGGGTTACCTCATTGGAATTGTTCATTACTCTTGTCGGCAATCTTTCAGGAGCTGGGGATTTCTAGCCCTGTTAACGTGTAACATATCAGAGTTTCTGTAGAATCTTATTACTTATTAGAATTGGGAGTTGGAATATACTGAGGCTGGCACGTCCTGGCCAGGCAAAAGACTCAGGATCCTGATCCCCAGCAGGAGGGTCACAACTTGGGGGCGAAGTTGTGATCGTTGGCCCAAGGTAATTCACCGCCCCTTTAGGACTCAGCCAATTCGTAAGTTGCTCTGTAGGAATGCATAGTGCTCTACATCTTCATAGCGAACATGCGAGAATTTTAGTGGAAAGTGAGTTAACGACGGTCAACGGGCTTGAATGATTTGGAACCAGTATGCTAGTATCTGGCGGCCATTTTCAAGCACCGGCGAATCCATAGGCAGAACTGTATGCCCGCGCGGTCCTGGGCCTATGCAGTGTGATAGACGCAACCGTGGATAGCACCAAACCCCGTTCTAGTAAATAAGTATTAAGAAGTTCGCTTAAACCAGAAAACGTAAAAACACATGCAAATAGCACACGCCTTTATCTTTTCCTATGGACTTAGATACAGATAAGGGACTCTCGGGGGTGTGCGGACTAGCGCAGGGGTTGGAGAAGGATAATTTTACAATGTCTCCCATAAGATTGACGATGCCAGTTGAGCAATTTATTCAGTCCCTTACAAAGTTTGGGCCTGTCCCCGAATCCGTAGAAGTATTAATGCGGCGTCGGTGGTTCAGAGAACATGTACTCAGAGAAGTTAGAATAGTTGTCCCTAGATATTCGCATCTTCGTCAGAATCTGATGAAGTTGTCCTACCCATCACCACCGGTTCTTAGACGTCAGACAGCCAGATGGCTTGACGATTCCAGTTCCGGGGAGAGCGGGCGGTCCATCTTGAAGGAGTTAGTCCCTTTAGATGGGAGCTTGTCACCTGCTGCCAAGCATAAAACAAGAAAGCGGTCACGCAAGCGTAGGAGTAAGCGTAAGCTCGCTCCTATGCAGGACATTAGTGTTGACCCCGACACAAATTCTGTCGTTCAAGGGAATCTTATTTCACGCCTTCAGAATGAGTTGGCATCAATGAAGTTTGGTTCCGGCGACTTGATTCCGTTTGTAGAGCGCAGATTACCTGAGTATGGGAAGGTGTTGCGCCGTATACACAAGTGGGTCACTACCTATGTACCCGATGCGACCTCAGTGGTCGTTGAGGAGATAGCTAAGAGTTACTTGGGAAGCTATCTTTTTGTTTGTTATGAGCTGGTAAACAACTTTGATGCAAGCAAGAAGGCAGAGAACATTAAGATGATGTTGCCTGCTGTTTTCCATTTGTATATAAGTAGTTATTCACTACCTATACGCTTCTTAGCCCATACAGTTTACAATAGAGTTGCAAGACTCTTGAGTCAACTTCCTGGCATGATTAGGCCCGGGCAATTCATACAACCCGCTGCTCGTTTCCAAAACGGCGGTGGAGGACGCAGAGGCCCTATTAATAATCAGCCACCGCTTGTCATACCACCAGGACAAGGTGGATTGGCACCCGCTGGAAACGCCCCACGACCACAGCGGCAGAGTGAGATCTTGGCCGAAGATATTAAGGTTAATGAACTCCGGGCGGATTTGGCTGAACAACCCGACAATTTGCGCGAGCGCAGGGAGAAATTTCTGCGTACTAGACTCGCGTTTGATCGGACAAATGTCAGGCAGGTTAAGTTGTATCATAGAAACTGGGATATACCCAGAATATTCCAAGGGGAGCATATAGTAATTCTCCCCTACACGTGTGGTCCCGTTGACAGAGATGCTCTGTCATTGGGTTATGTAACTTATAGTAACGTTGATGTTTGTATGCGTCAAGCGGGGATTCTCTTGCACGAGATACGTGCAAGCAAGGCCCCGCCAAATCTGTTGTGGCAGACCGTAGAATATTGGTTAGGCGGGTTTAATATGGATACTGACCCGTCGGATATCAATTTAGCATTGTATGTGGTCCAACAACATGCCTGGAAGGTTTTCAGGTTTGGAGTTGACCTACCAGGGGGTGTTGACAGTATGCCTACAGGTAATTTAAACGACCGGGCCCGGTTATTGATCAGCGGGGTGCATTCCGATGGTATGCGGGGAAGTCAGATTATCGCTTCAATTTTGTCTCTAATGGGAGATTCCGAGGGTTGGACAAACGATCCAAACTCCTCGTTGAGTGCTTCATTGGGGATGTTGATTCGAATTGCCGGAAGAGTGCAAAGAATTTGGCTTTCCGCTCACCGCCGTATCGCACGGTCTTTGGACCTGCAGCCTCACACCCACTTCTCTCTTATGACGTCGATGATTATAACTTCAAGCTCAGCTTATCTAGGAATCTCCATGACAAAGTGGGCATTGATGGGTTATATCAGGCGCAAGAGGCTGCTTGTAACCACCCTGACATCATTAACTGGGCTAGGCGTGTGCGCCATCGAGCGAGCGAAAAATACCTGTATCGATTGGGTCCTGATGGGACGGGAGAGCTACTGGATGAACCGCACCAAAAGAGAGCTCTCAGACTGGCAGCAGAAGCCGAGCTCCGGCTTCTTGGACAGTTTGAGGCTCAACAGGATTACCGAATTGGTTTCCGAGGAAATCAAACGATGGTGCTTCTCAAGATGAAGCCCATTGAGTTCGGTAAATATGGCAAGCCTGGTAGGACCATAGCAGATTTAGGTACTAATGCATCAACAGCAGGGTTGGTCCCCTTAAAAGAAAATAAGAAAGTCGTAGCTAGAGGAGAATGTGTTTTAGGTTGGAAGATTGGTAGAGTTTATGTCCAATATGTCCCGACAGCTAACTTGGACGTTTTGTCTGAGATGTGGGAGAGCATGTATATGCCAAGTGTTCCTGTTGCTAAAGTGTCTGGTGATGATTCATGTTTTGCAGTACCCTGTACAGACGGGGTGCTGTGGGGCAAAATGGATCTAGCACAATGTGACACCACAGTGTTCACTCCCACGTTTGAGGTCGGGAAGCGTCAATTCCCAGACTTCCGTAGGAAAGAAGTTGCCAACCTTTACCGTCAAACTCGCACGACAGCCTTAATCCGCCGGAAGGGTGGGGGCTTTTACCGGATGAAACCAATCGGTGATTACCTCTACTCGGGGTGGGCTGGGACGACCAAAACCGGCACTGATGCTAGTATTATACATTATAATTATATGTTCCGCGGGTGGGTAATTAGGAGTAGGAGTGAGACGAAGGCCTTTTTGAAGGCCAGGTCACGAGGGCCTTACGTTGGGGAAATTGTATTTTGCGATGACTACGAAGAGATGGATTTTCTGAAGACGTTTCCAGCAATGGGAATGGATGGTAGGTGGCATGCTACGCTTTGTTTAGGCACATTGTTGCGGAGCCTCGGGCAAAAATCTTATGATTTGCCTGGAAGTGGGTCCTTAGCGATGCGTGCCTATGCATTCAATGCAGCACTCATGCAGTCATTTACGCATTCAGGGAATCACACTTTATTTCGTGTCTTGAAGAGCAAATTTAGTATGCCTCGCTTGCATTTCGATGTTAAGCTTGAAGGCTACATCCTCAACGAAATGGTCATGTTGACTGATGCCGTCGAACTATTAGACATTTCTGTAGAGCGACGGTATAAAGTCAACAATGGGCTTTCTTTGCTTGCTAATGAATATAAGCAGGCTGGGTTCGGCGATATAATCACTCATTTTATGATAGATGCCATCTTCGAAATGGATTACGGCGCAAAACAAAAACAACGAAACGTCGCCGTTGTCCCTGAAGAGTGGTCCGTTAGGTAGTTAGCATGGGTGCACATGACAAAATCCGAAAGGTCCCCGTTTATGTGCGTGTAAATTAGGTAGGAATCTGGCAATGCCAAGCATACGCACCTTTGGTGCGTTTTGATAGGGGG